CGATGAGATTGTGCAGGAAGCTCCGTTCTCTATCCTCGCTCCCGATCCGACGCCGCACACGATCTTCGGCAAATCTATTGCAGATCAGACGATGGACTTGCAGCTCATTAAGTCTGCAATTATGCGCAACACGCTTGACAGCTTGTCGCAGTCTATCCACCCCCGCACCGTCATTGTTGAGGGGCAGGTCAATGTCGATGACGTGATGAACGTCGAGACAGGGGCTATTATTCGCGCTCGCGCTCCCGGCATGGTGACTCCGCTGGCTGAGCCCTTTGTAGGCCAGCAGGCTCTCGGCGTCCTTGCCTATCTTGACGAGGTGAAGACGCAGCGCACCGGCATCTCGCGCACTTCGCAGGGGTTGGACGCTGACGTATTGCAGTCTACGACGCGAGCAGCTGTGCAGGCACAGCTCTCCGCGTCGCAGGACCGCATTGAGATGATTGCGCGCCTGTTTGCCGATGGTCTGAAAAGGTGCTTCCAAGGGGTTCTGAAGCTCGTTGTGCAGCATCAAGACAAAGAGAAGATCATCCGACTTCGCAACAAGTTTGTTCCGGTCGATCCTCGCGGCTGGGACTCCTCGATGGACATGGTTGTGAACATCGCGCTGGGACGTGGGTCGGATGAAGCTCGGATTATGGGCTTGCAGCAGATCATGCAGCTTCAGCAGGCTGCTATCGAGAAGTACGGTCCCAACAACCCACTGGTTGATCTGAGTCAGTTCCGCAATACTTTGGCTCAGATGGCCACTTTGCAGGGCTTCCAAGACCCATCGCAGTTCTTTAAGGAAATTAACCCGCAAGAAGTGCAGGCGTTTATGCAGCAGATGGCGCAGAGCCAGCAAAAACCCGACCCTGCCGAGCTTTTGGCGCAGGTTGAAGCCGAAAAGATTAAGGCGGACATCGTTATTAGCGCCGCAAAACAGGAATTGGAGCGGCAGAAAGCCGTTTCTGACGCCGATTTGAAGCGCGATCAGATGGCTGTCGATGCGCAGCTAAAAGCCGCCGAAATTGAGGCAAAATATAGCACGCAGGTTGATATGGCGGCGATTAAGGCTGAAGTTGACCGCCAGCGCACTGAAATCCAAGAGATTTTCAAGACTGCGCAGGCGTTTGCGCCACCCGAACAGCCTCCGCAGATGCCGATAGAGCAGCCAATGCCTCCTATGGAGCAGCAGATGCCTCCTATGGAGCCCGAGATGCCGCCTATGGCACCTCCAATGCCGCCACAGGGGATGTTGCCACCGGAAGGGCAGTAAATGAAAGAGGGCGTAAACCTCGAAAACATAAACAATTCAACGAAAATGTTTATGGACGACGGGTGTTTTATATTGCAAGCTCATAGGTTTGGAGAAACGGATGAGCTTCATTTGTGCAAATTGCTGCACTGGGCCTGCGTGCCCCAAAATGCAAAAGTGATAGACTTTGGCAGCGGAACTGGCGTTATGGGGCATTTTTGGACCAAAATGCGCCCGGATATAGAATTTTGTATGGTCAACATAAGCCAGTTTCAGCTTGATTCTATGGAGCCAATAGGCGTTCAGCATTGCTGCGACATGGAAGAAGTTCCGGAACCAAACGATAAATTTGACGTAGCTATTTGCTGCTTCTCGGTTGGTCATGCAGACATGGATGGGGCCATTGCTGAGATGGCTAGGGTCACTAAGCCAAACGGGTGCGTTTTTATTTACGATATGGCTCGAAAGTTCGGCACGAATCATTGGCTGCATAAAATATCGTATGAAGTGCATGAGAGAGATCATATTGAAAACATTGCTAAAAAGCACAATTTAGAGTTGGATTTCTATATGGAGCCAAACGAAATTAGGAACGTGCTCAGAGACAAGATAGGCGAAAATTACGATCATATTTTTGAAGGCGTTGTTCCTGCCGTATGGCGATGGGTAAAGAGGGCTAAATGACAACACACGAGCAGGAAGAGCTTTGGCGAGCAGCCAAGGCGCTCGCGACAGACAAGGCTACAGCAGCGGTGCTGGATCGTCTTGATGAGAAATTTACACAGGACTGGAAGGAGTCTGAAATTTCTGACTCCAAAACAAGGGACGGTGCGTATCACATGGTGCGTGCGGTAGCCGCGTTTCGGAGGGAGCTAGATTCCCTAGCTTCTGAGCCCGATATTGCGCGGTTTAACAACCGCTTGAAGCGGAGTTAAAAGTGGGGTAAAATATGTCAGACGCTGAGAAGTCGCAGCCTAGCGAAATCAGCATTGCAGATGCTGCCGAAAGAATTTCACTGATGGAAAGCCGCGAGGCTCAAGCCGAAAGTGAAGGGAATGAAGTAGCAGATGCCGAAGTCGAGCAGACCGAGGCGGCGCTAGAAGAAGACTACGAGACATCCGATTCCGAAGAAGAGGCACCCGTCGATGATGACGGTTTCGAGGGAGATGGTGAGTCAGAAGATGGCGCGGATGAAAGCGAAGAGCCCGAGAAGCCAATTGATTTGGATCAACTGGTAACCGTTAAGATTAACGGCAAGACCGAGAAGATCACATTAAAAGAGGCGACAGAAGGCTACCAGCGGCAATCCGATTATTCGCGTAACTTGAACCTTTTGCGGCAGGAGAAGCAGGCTCTCGATCAAGAACGAGATCAGATCAACCAAGTCCTAAGCATCGCTATGCAGAATATGCAGGAAAGCGAAATCCCGGAACCGGATTGGGATGCTTTGTACGAGGAAGACCCGATAGCGTTTCCTAAAGTTGAAAAACAGTGGCGTGACTACCAAGCTGCCCGTCAACAGCAATTTGCGGAAATGCAAATGCAACAGCAGCAGATACAAGCGGCACAGCAACAGCAGGAACTAGAGAACCGTAAACTTCTTTTGGTTGAGGGTGAGAAGTATCTCGCTAGTCAGCTGAAAGAGTGGTCTGATCCGGAGTTAAAGGCGGCTGCGACTAAGAAACTGCGAGAGTTCGGCAAAAAGACCGGCTTCTCAGATGCAGAATTATCGCAGGTCTACGACCCCCGTTATATCGTCATCCTTGAAAAGGCCCGACGGTATGATGAGCTGCAGTCGAATGCCCCCAAGCCCAAAAAGCAGGCGGGGCCACGACCGATGAAGGGTGGCAGCTCTGCTGGAACCCCGAAACGAAGCGATCAGCTTACGCGGATGCAACAACGTCTCAAATCATCCGGCCACGTTAATGACGCGGCTGCATTGTTTAGCCTGTTAGACTCTAGGAGACGATAATGGCTGTTGTATCTAAAGTAACGACGTATGATGCGTCGAATGAAATCCGTGAAGACCTCTCGAATATCATCTATGATATTTCGCCGGTTGACACTCCGTTCATGTCCAATGTTGGCCGTGACACCTGCAAAAACACCTACTTCGAGTGGCAGACGGACGCCCTTGCTTCCGCCGACACTGCAAACGCACAGGTCGAAGGTGCTGCTGCTGGTGACGCTTCCTTCACCGACACCGTTCGTGTTGCTAACTACACTCAGATTAGCAACAAGATTATCTCGGTGTCCGGCACGGACGATGCCGTCGATAACGCCGGTATGCGCACGCAGATGGCCTATCAGACCGCTAAGGCTTCGAAAGAGCTGAAGCGCGATATGGAAGCCATTATCCTCAGCAACCAAGCTGGTTCCGCTGGCAGCACCTCCGTTGCCCGCACCACCGCTGGTCTTCCGACTTGGCTTATCACCAACTCGCAGGCAAACGGTGCTACTGTGTCGGCAATGTCCGGCAGCGGCGGCAACGGCTATCCCGACACTGCTTGGACCGGCCTTACTTCTCCGGTTGCCTTCACGGAAACCATGCTGAAGACCGCCATTCAGAACGTTTGGGAACAGGGCGGCGAAACCAAGATGCTGATGGTAAACGCTTACAACAAGACTGTTGTGTCGGCGTTTGCTGGCCTCGCGGAACAGCGTGTGACTTACAACCAAGTCCAGCCGCTGAAGATCATTGCTACCGCTGACGTCTACCTTGGTGACTTCGGCGAAGTGGCAATCGTTCCGAACCGCTTCCAGCCCGGCAACTTTGCTTTCGTGCTTGATCCGGAATATGCGTCGGTTTCGTACCTGCGCCCGTTCCGCACCTTCGACATTGCCAAGACCGGCGACTTCGACAAGAAAGAAATGGTTGTCGAATACGGTCTCCGCATCAAGTCGGAAAAAGCTCACGCTGTTGTTGCCAACATCGTTGCTTCCTAATATTTCTAGGGGCGGCGCAAGCCGCCCCTATCTCCTTGGAGGGTAATATGGCGGAAGATTTTGCACCGGGGTCATTTGATCTCGCTTACGATTCGCTCACTGGCACTCGTCAGAAGATGCACTTTACTACGGACAATAAGATTGTCCTTGAGAGCACAGTTGATGTTTCCGGCTTAGCAGAGCACAACAAGGCCGTGCGCGAAAGCATCAGCAAAAACGAAAAATTAAACGACGGAATGGTAAAGGTGGCATCATTGCCCATGATGGTGTATCTTGACCTTCAGAAGCGCGGCATCCTTGGTGACAAGGCGGCTATGCGCAAGTGGCTGGCATCTGAGGAAGCTGAGCCCTACCGCACACACTGGATTAAGAGCTGATGGCTACAATCACGAATTACAGCACGCTCCAGTCCACTATTGCGGACTATCTGAACCGTGCTGACTTAACATCTCAAATTCAGACGTTTATCCAGTTCGCAGAAGCAGACTTGAATACGCGCCTGCGCTGCCAAGAGATGATAATTCGTGCTGAGGCTGACTCCAGCAATGAATATGTTCAGTTGCCGTCTGACTGGATTGAGGCCATAAATCTGCATATTGTCGGTGGGGTTCAGCCACTGCGTTATGTCACGCTTGACCAAGCTGACATCATCAAAGAACGGCAGATTTACACAGCTCCCAACAACTACTCAATTATGGATGGAGCGATTGAGCTGATCCCAGCACCGTCTGACACGGTTACTGTGGAGATGATCTATTATGGCAAAATTCCGGCGCTTTCCGACAGCAATACAACAAACTGGCTGCTGACAAAGGCGCCGGATGTGTACCTTTATGGTGCATTGACCCATGCGGCCCCGTTCTTGATGGACGATCAGCGTATGGCAACATTTGGGCAAATTTACCTTACTCGGACCAAAGACTTGGTAGATGAGTCCAATAGGTCACTGCACAGCGGATCACCTCTAATTGCTCGCCCGAAAGGAACCTATTATGGCAGGGTTTACTGACTATTCCGAAGACTTGGTGCTTGACTGGCTTTTGACGGCTGGTTCGGCTACGCGCCCGACCTCATGGTATGTGGCCCTGTACACTGTCGCCCCGACCGACACTGGCGGCGGCACTGAGGTGTCCGGCGGCTCCTATGTCCGCGAGGCTATCACGTTTAGCGTGTCCGGCACATCTCCGGCGACGGCCACCAACTCCGCCGACATCGAGTTCCCCGAGGCAACGGCTAACTGGGGCACTGTGGTGGCCGCTGGCGTATTTGACGCCTCTACCGGCGGCAACCTCCTAGCCTACTCGAATCTGACAACCTCCAAGGCTGTCTCGACCGGCGACGTGCTTCGTTTTAATACTGGCGCTCTCGATATTACGCTGGATTAATAATGGCCTATCTCGGTCGGGCTTTTGGATCGTATGACTTTGGGGACGGCGCTTACGGAAGCGCCGCCCTTATTGTTATTGAGGCCACCGACACTGGGTATTACGGCTCCGGCGACTATGGCTCGTCGGTATATGGTCTTACAGAGCGCCTAGACGTTATGGCCGCCACAAGCGGCATGACCTCTAGCGTGCAGAAGATACTGCAAGCAGAGGCTACGATGGCCGCGACAAGCGGCATGTCGGCGACTGCAACAGATACTGAAATATCGCTTGCCACGATAGTCGTTACGTCTGACATGACGGCGGCTGGTACGCGGGTCCGGCTGGCAACAGCGACAGCAGCAGCTACATCCGGCATGTCGGCTTCCGGCAGGGAGGTCTACTCTGCTTCTGCGGAAATGGCGGCAACGTCCGGCGCGGATGCCGACGCAGGGGTGTTTATCCTAGCCTATGGCGCTGGAGCGTCAACGTCCGGCATGTCTGCCGCGATTACGCGAGAACAGACCCTAGAAGCAAATATGGAGGCATCTTCCGGTTTTGTTTCTACTGGAAATGCGATATACTCTGCTGTATTAGATATAGCTACGCAGTCGGATATGGAGGCTGGAGCCTCTCTGATTGCTGCGGGTTTATCCACGATAACCGTTACGTCCGGTATGACGGCCAGCGCACGGTATTTGTGGCAGAAGGAAACAGTAGCCCCCGATAACTGGGTTGTAGATACAGTTTCGGGGCAGATTTGGACGCCGCAGCCTACACCAAGTGAGTCGTGGGTTGTTCAGTAAGGAGGCCGTGCCGTGGCTGATACATATACAACGAACCTAAATCTGACCAAGCCGGAAGTCGGGGCTAGCCGCGACACATGGGGTGGCAAGCTCAACACCGACATGGATGACATTGATGGCGTGTTCAACGCTGCGGGTGACGGCACTTCCGTCGGCCTAAATGTCGGCGCTGGCAAGACTATCGTTGTAGACGGGACGTTTGACTTCTCGGGCTCTTCCAGCACTCTTGGGGTGGCAAACGGCGGCACTGGCGCAGCCGCAGCAGCGGGAGCTCGCGTTAATCTTCTGCCGTCTTATACGGGTAACGGCTCTAAGGTTCTTGCCCTTAACTCCGGTGCTACGGACACAGAATGGGTAACTGCGGCAGTTGGCGACGTAACTCTGAGCGGCACACAGACGCTGACGAACAAGACGTATGCGGACCCTATAATTACTGTC